AATTAAAAGATGCTGAAACACAAAAAGCAAATGACAAAACATCTGCACATAATAAATTAAAAGCATTAGGTTTAACTGATGCAGAAATAGAGGCATTATAACATGGCAATAATTAAACCAAATAACAATACAATATCTGCGATAACAGCTCTACCAGCAGCTATTACTACTGGTAAAGTTTTGCAAGTAGCAAATGATTTGGATAGTGCAAATATTGTTTTATCTACAAGTTCATGGGTTGATACAAATTTATCAATTTCATTTACTCCAGTTTCTGCATCTTCAAAACTTTTAATGTTAGCCACAATTCAAGGTTATTGTAATGGTGGTTCAACAAATTACTATGGAGAATTTCAAGCTAAATTTGTTCATGATGGTTCTGATGCAGGAGAATTATACGCAAGATTAACTGGAGCTGCGTCTGGTAATACAGCAGTAACTAGCATACATGAAGCATATTCGTATCAAATAGATTCTGGTAGCACAAATACTAGAACAATTAAAGTTCAAGTTAAAAATCCACAAACAAATCAAAATTATTGCACATATAATCAATATAATGGTTATAGTTCTTTATCAATATGGGAGTATGTAACATAATGGATCAAGCAAGAAAAATATTTGAAGCAATTAAAAAAATAAATTCTAATGCTGAGTTTATAATAAAAGATGCAACTATAGAAGGTGTAGAATGGCACAATGGAACAACACCTATTTCTCAAGCTGATATAGAAGCTAAGATGGCAGAGTTACCTACTGCTGAAGAAGAAGCTACTGCAAGAGAAAATTTAAAAGCTAGTGCCAAAGCTAAACTAATAGCTGGTGAACCGCTAACTGAAGAAGAAGCTAACACGATTGTGTTATAATGAAGTTTGTATTGGCTTACACTATCTGCTCGGCTATCACAGGTATTTGTAATACACCAGTAGTACATCCGGTAGATTTTAATACTTGGACCGATTGCACAAAATCTGGTGCAGTAATAACTATAAAAACTACCAATGATTTTTTAGAAAGATTTGAAGAACAAAAATTATACGTTAGTTATTTTTGTAATTCAGTGGAGAGAGATAATGCCTAAGAACTCTGCGCTTGAAAGAATAGAATCACACGAAAAACTTTGCAGAATAATGCAGAAACAAACTCATCAAAAAATTCATAATATCGAAACAGAAATTAAAGATATAAAAAAACATTTATACTATGCTATGTCTGCGCTCATAGGTGGTATGTTCACAATTATAGTTATATTATTTCAGAAACTTTAAACTTTAAGGCTGCTATGGCTAGAAGAAAAAAGGCAATCACTGGTTTAGTTAGCGAAATGAAAGTACAAATAGAACTTGCAGAAGATCCAAACTTGTTAGTATTTACACCGCTTGGTGGTCTAGGTCCGGTAGATATTGTTACTTTAAATATGACTACAGGTGAGTATACTGGATATGATGTTAAGTCAAAAAACTACAGAAAGAAAGATAGTTATGTTGCACCAGATGGGTACAAAAGAAATCTTAAAGGAACTTTTATATCGAGAGGTGCTACTAAAGAACAAAAGAAATTAAAGATAAAGATAATATATGCCAAATGATAATTCACTAGATATTATTAATGAGTATAAAGAGCAGGTTAGAATACTCAAGGGACAGATTGCAGAGCTTGAAGATGCAAATAAGTCTAAAGATTCAGCCAATAAAAGGTGTTTGCAAAAGCTAGAATTTTGTACTAAAGATTTAGATGATGCTCAAAAGAAAATCAAAGAATTAGAGGAGAAAATAGATAATGCCATTTGAAATGATAACAATGCTAGGCTCTACTGTACTAGGTGGAGTAATGAGTATTTGGTCCCAAAGTATTAAAGCAAAAAGAGAAGAACAAAAGATGTTAATACAAAGAGCAGAAGTACAAACTGCTGCTTTTAAAGAAGCAAGAGAGTATGAGAACACAGGCTTTCAATGGACCCGAAGAATAATCGCACTTACTGCTATCTTTGCTATAGTTGTATTGCCAAAAATTTTACCTCTGATCTCTCCAGATGCTCACGTTGTAGTTGGCTACACACAATTTAAACCCGGATTTTTATTCTTTGAAGGTAAAGAAATTATGAAGTGGGTACCTATGGATGCTAAAGGAATAATCATTACACCATTAGATACCAACTTAGTATCTGCAATCATTGGTTTATATTTTGGTGGTTCCTTAGTTAAAAAATGATTGATCCCAATCAAGACAAACTATCTCATTTTGCGCACTGGTATTTAACCTCTGGTGAAGTAGATAAAGTATATACACCTATGAAAAATGGTTTAGTATTTATAGAAGGTGTTAGTGGTATAGTTTTATATAGAGTAAAATCTTTTCAAGTAGAACTATTTATATGTCAGCCTAACTGTGTAATACCACAACACACACATCCAGATGTAGATAGTTATGAATGTTTTTTATATGGAATGAAATTTACTCACTCTGGTGAAACTATAATTGATCACGAAGAAGCATTTAAAGAAGAGAATGGTTTTCCAATTAATCTTTATCAAACTATAAGAGTAAAACCAAATGATCCTCATGGCGGAACAGCATCTGATAAGGGAGGTGCTTTTATATCTATTCAACACTGGTTAAATAATGTAGAACCTACTCATGTAAGTTCTAATTGGGATGGAAATTATATGGGTAAAGAACATTTAAAACAAGCAAACACAAAATGAAATTGTATGCACAACAATATAGTAAAAAGGTAACACACTTATCACAACAAGGATATGGCAAAAAAAAAGTTCAATCTAGAAAAACTAGAACACGTAAGAATACCAAAAAAAACAAGTATAGGTAGACGACCTAAACTATCTTCTATGAATAAACATAGAAAGAGACAAAAAGGTAAATCAAAAAATCGTGGACAAGGGAAGTAATATCTTATAATAAAAACTCGGAGGATATAAATATGAATGATGATATACCTACACATGAACAAAACTTAAATATGATACAAAAGATTAAGAATAAAGCTATGCACTATTGGACAGACCATAGAGAAATGGTTATCGTAGTAGCTGTAGTATTAGTTATTGCTATCATTATATAATCAAACACAAGGACAACCTATGGAGATAGACAGGATGAACTACTATTTCACAGGTGTCTTAATAGTTATGATGGTCCTTCTGGCTTTTTGTGGAGGACCAGCTATATGATTGATAAATTTATCTATAATTTTTTTGGAAAATTAGATATACTTTGTGGTTGGATAGACAAACTATTTGCGCCACGTTGTAAATGTAAGAAGAAAAAGAAATGAAGATAAGTGAAAATACATCTGTAAGTATGCCTGTCAAAAATATGATTGCGATCATTGCAGGTGTAGCTGCAGGAATTTTCGCATACACAGAGCTTACCTCTAGGCTGACTTCGTTAGAAACTTCAAGAGAACTTATGTTAAATGATTTACTCAAGGCTAGTGATCAAAAACCTATAGATCAAGAGCAGTTCATGCTTCTCGAAGCTCTGTTTAAAGACACAGAAAAACTTACAGAAAATCAAGAACAGAATATGACTAACAAAGTTAATATAGAATTTTTAAAAAACCAACTAGAAAAAGCATTAAAAGATATTGAAGATTTAAAAGATAAAGTAAGAGCAAATGGTAATGGTCATGGTTGAAACAGTAGTAGCATTATTAATGATTATTAATGGAGAAATTAAAGAACATAGAATACAAGAATCTATGTCTCAATGTTTAAAAGGTAAGAGATTTGCTACAAGAAATGAAAAAAAATATAACTCGGGTAGTAAAATTACTCATCAATGTATAAAATCTCTGGCTGAAACAGAGTTAAATATTGATGGAAGTAAATCAATTAAGAAACTTATATTAGAATAATTATGGCAAAAGATAAGCAACCACCAAGAACTAAAAAGTATTACAGGTCCACCAAGTCTGGTGCCGGTATGACTAAAGCTGGTGTTGCTAGATACCGAAGAGAAAATCCCGGGTCCAAATTAAAAACTGCTGTAACAGGTAAAGTTAAGAAAGGATCTAAAGCAGCTAAACGTAGAAAAAGTTATTGTGCAAGATCAGCCGGACAAATGAAAAAGTTTCCAAAGGCAGCTAAAGATCCTAACTCAAGACTAAGACAAGCAAGACGTAGATGGAAATGCTAACCTAAAGTTCTTTGAATAAGCATATAACATTCTGGTCTTTCTTCTTGTTTCTTTTGAAATTTTTTTAAAACTTTATTTCTTTTTTTTATTTCTTTTTCTCTTTCTTTAAAATATTTTTTAAATAATCTTTTTGTATATCTCCAACATTCTAAAGCATCAGATTTTTTTGCAAATAGTTTTTTAGTTTGATATTCATAAATACCAACATCTAAATGACTTATAAAATCAACCATAAGTTCTTTTTTTACTCCAACGTGTAAGTTGTTGTGATCTACTATATATACATATTTCATTTTTTTATCCTTTTGTTTTTTTTTATAAATCTATTATATACTATTTGGATATGCTTGTCAAGTGTTTTTTTTTGTAGTAAAATTAAGAGTGCGAAAAAAAACTTGGAAAAAAAGAGAATCAGTTAGACTTTGTGGTTATTGCGAAGAATGTAATAAAGAACTATTGAGTAATGAAGGCGGATGGATTATAACTCATACCAAGAAGTATTTTTGCCATGATGGTAAAGATGGTTCTTGTTTTGATAATTATTGTAAACGTAAACTAAAGGAGAAACAATATGCCGGGATATAAAAAGAGCAAAGGTAAATTAACAGCTAAACAAAAAACTTTACCACCTTTTTTAAAAAAAAAGATAATGAAGTCTAAAGCTAAAAAGAAAAAGTAATGGCTAAACTTTGTGCAAAAGGTAAGGCTGCTGCCAAACGTAAGTTCAAAGTATACCCCTCTGCGTATGCTAACATGTACGCAGCTGGTGTATGTAGTGGTAGAATAAAACCTAAAGGTACAAGAAAAAAAAGAAAGTAATGTCTCTTAGAAAATGGACTTCTGAAAACTGGGTAGATATAGCCAACAGAAAAAAGGGTGGTGGTTTTCCTAAATGTGGTAGAAGCAAAGGTGAAAAAAGAAAGAACTATCCCAAATGTGTTCCTGCTGCTAAAGCTAGGTCCATGTCTGCAAGTCAGAGAGCTGCTGCAGTATCAAGAAAAAAGAAAGCTGAAAGAAAAACTAGACAAGGTAAGAAACCTAACTACGCAAGAACATAAATACTATTCTCTAATAGTTTCTGCTACAGTATCTTTTATCTTTTCGTACTCTTGCCACAAAGTTTTTTCCGGGGACCAAAATCTTCTTTGATCTCGTTTCATCTCTATTGAATGTAAAACTGTGGTGTGATCTTGTCCGAAGTATCTACCAATATCTGTTAGACCCATATTATATTTTTCAAATAATAAATTATGAATAACATTTCTAGCTCTGACTATGCTTGATGTTCTTGACTTACCCATCAATGTTTCTTTATGAACTTCAAAGTGAATACAAACTTTATTGATAACTGATTGCACATCAGATGGCTTCGGTGTTTTAAAACTAAACCCTACAATCTTTTTATTTGGTGGCGCAACTTGGACCGGTCTTTTTCTCTCCTGCATTTCTTTGCAGCCATTGATAAAGCCAAGTCTATAAATTTTCTTTTTCTCTTCGCTTAACAAATCGTATGATGCTTTAACTTCATAGATAAATTCATTTTGATTTAAGTATTTAATATGATTATCGTACACTTGATTTATATTTTTGGTCATAGATCCCCTACGTTTTCCTTCAGTTTTTTTTAATAATTAAATTAATAAGTTTATGTTCTCATTAATTCTTCTTTTGTCTGCTCAATTTTCCAGATTAATTCAAAAGAATCTTTTTGCTTTTGCTCAACCTCTCTCTTAGCAGCTAAATATTCCTCATGTTTTTTCGCTTGAAGATCCTTTAGCTTCTGCAGACGCAATCTGATCTGTTCCATCATGCTCCTTTTTTACTGTTGTAAAATCAATCTTCAAATTCTTGATCTTACATTCTACAAGCTCTCCACTATTGGAGTTGTTTGCAGCCTTCTTTACATCATCAAATAATTCAATCATCTCGAATGAACATTCTCCATTGATAATTCTTCGGTATTTTTTCATACTTTATCCTTTTTGGCAACCTCTTTTTTGTGTATTTCTCTGGTCATTTTATTGTACACACTAAGGTCCAAATAGTTATCTGCTTTAAAATTTTTTGTTGATCTATATAGTTTTAGAGCCATCATTAATTGACCTACTTGGTGTGGTTTTATTCGTTTCTTTAAATTACCAGCCAAGATAATTGTAAACATTTCTGCTAACATTACAAAATTTTCTTGATAGTTACCATAATCTTTCTCTCGATCATTGATAACTTTTTTTTCAATCTCTTGATCTATATCTGTTATTTTATTGTCCATATTAAGAGAGGTGTCTTGGGGAAGAAAACTACCGAAAGGGAACTAGAAAGAAAAAACTCCCCCAAGACTAGATATAAGTTAAACCTAGGAGTTAAAACTTATATGATTGTTTATTACCATAATTAGGTTTGCTTTGAAACCCTTTATTTGCAGTTGCAGGTTTATCAGTATTGGAAGTAGGTGGTGAAATCTTGACAGTTATACCAACAACATTCCCTTCTCCATCCTGTTCATCCCAAGCGCACTGGTTCCACCAACTACCATCTGCCATCTTCACACCTTTGGTCCATTTCTTTCCCTCTGGTGCATTTTCGTTTGGTGGTGCTACCCAATCCGGTTGCTTCGCTTCATTCTTGTTATGGTTTCTTACAAGATTACACCATACTACATCTTCACTCATTGTTTTCTCCTTTGTTATCATCAGCTTTGCTGATCATTGTTTAATTGTAATTCACGAGTTTCGGCAATATCTGTTACCTGTCTATATGCTCGTAAATTATTTCTCATCAGAAAATCAACATCCTTTCTAATTAAATCTTTAACTTCATTAAATTCAGCTAAAGAGTTAGTTGCTTTCAAAGCACGTTTCATTTCTTCTACATCTATAGTATCATCCATATATGTAGGTTCTTCGACAGATTGCTCTGTAGAATCTTCTTCAAATGGTTTAGCTTCGTAACCATCTTCATCTTTGATACCTGTTTTAAGATTTAATAAATTTAAAAACGCATACTTTCTTGAGTATGACATAGCATTACCTGTTCCAAATTTATCAAGATTACCAAATGCTGAACACCCATCAACAAGTATATGTTGCGTTGGATCATCAACATCATAAACTCGCATGGTACATACGACCATAACTTGTTTTATGTTTGGTACAATCTCTGTCAGATAATTACAAGTTGCATACAAACCATTGTCTAACAAGGCTTGTGTTGCAGTTGCTTGTACATCATCATGTAATAATGGGTTAAAGTGCATCCCATTTGCCTTTGCACCTTTCTTGACACCTTTTGCGCTTAAACAAGCATCATGTAATTTTTGGTATATATTTTTTTTAGTCATTTTTCCTTTCACAGTTTTCTTTGTTTATATCTTTTTGCCAATTAGAATTTTTTTGTACTTTCCAAACGTAAGAAGTAACTATTGTATTATTATTTACAGTACACTTCTTACCAAATACTAATTTGGTTTTTGGTTCTTCGTGTGCAAACGCACTTGTTGTTATTATTAAAGACAACAATATTACTATTATTTTACTCATGCTTTTATTCCCCATAGGTTAGTTATTAATTGTAATTGTTCCGGAGCTAAATCTTTATAATAAAAAAAATGATTCATGTCTGGTGGCTCACACATCAATGCAAGTTCAGACAGATTACCTTTGCAAAACATAATCATACGTTCCCAAAGTATAATCTTTTCAACCATCTTAAAGTATAAATGCTCCAGATGTTCTTTCTTCATTAACTCATGCGATTGATCAAAGATGATATGATCTTTATCATTTACATAAATTAAATATGGTACCTTCTTGGTAGTCATATAATAAAATGAAGTCTGTGTTAGGTTATCTATTGCAGGTTCAGTGGGTAGTTCTTGTGTACTCATGTACCACTCATCCTTGTTCTTAACCTTTCTAACATTCGGTGGTTTTGTTTTTAATTCTATAAATAATTTTTCTGTCAGATAATCTACTCTACCGGTTATCGGTTTGATCATGGTAAATTCTTTGTGATCAACATATTTTTCGCAAACTAATTTATCAGTTCCTACTAAATCTTTCACTACTTTTTTTGTAATACCTATACAATCGTGTGCATAACTTACCATTTCTTTTCTTGCATACTCATCTTTTTTATCTACCGGATCTTTTTTATTAATTTCTTCTAGCTCTTTATTAAAACAAACATTATAATCCCGGTCCCATTCTGCAGCGACAGAAGTTTTTGTTTTGAATAAAACATCTGCAATCAATCTTTGTACTGTATTGTTTACAAGGTTGCCAAAGTTAGGCTTGTATCTCCATGACCAACTTCTTCTAATTTTTTCCGGGAAAGTATATTGAATTAAATTTTTTGCAAAAGGTGTAGAGGTTGAAGTATAGGACCAATGATCTAATCCATCACCACCATTAAATATTGCAAATGCTTCTTCTATTAATTGTTCTTTTGTTTTTTCTCTGAGTTTCATAAGTTCCTTTAGTTTTCCACCATCTATACACATATTTTTTTTGTTGTAAAGAAAATAATATAATATATATAGATACGAATTAGATAAAGAAAGGACTTATGACACTTGAAGAATATCGCAAAAAGAAAGGTTTATCCTACTATAATTTTGGACTTGAGCTTGGCATTGTAGGTGTACAAAATCCCGGCACGTCAGTTCAAAGGTGGTGTTTAACTGCTAAAGTTAAAAGATTTCCGGACCCAGATATGGTAAAGAAAATCTTAGAAGTAACCAACAATGAAGTAACATTAGAGGATCTGTACAGTGCTTGGTACGAAAAAGTTTAAATACAAAAGAGTAAAAATTATTTGGCAAGATATTGTATCTTCATCTGATTGGACCACTCTTGAGAAAGCTAAAGAGCAAACGTACAGTTGGTGCGAGGACACCGGTTATCTTTTATTGAAGGACCCAAAGAAAGTTATCATCTTTGCTTCGCATAGCTTTGATGATGATGGTTCCCTTACAGTTGGTAATACTACAGTATATCCAAGATCGGTGGTAAAAAAGATTGAGGTTTTGAAATGACATACGAGGGTATGTTTGATGAGATTGATTGTAAATTTGAATTAAAAAGAGCAAAGAAATATATCAAGAAACAATCTGATTTAATACTAGCACTTGAAAAACAATTAGAAGAAAAAGAAAACGAAATATTAATAATTAAAGATAAAAAGAAAGGGAAAAAATGATTGATGTATTTTTAGGCGCACCTATGGAACTACAAGTGTTGCTATCATCTTTTATACTTGTATTAGTTTGGGGTATATTTAGGAACTAATGGCACGTTGGACTTATGCTTTTTCCAATGGCAATTATAACGATTGGCATAGGAAATACGAGGGTATAGCTATGATTGATGTTGATAGTATTGAGGTTTGTCCTCGCTGCTACGAGCCTTTGGCTATACTTGAAACTTGTTATGATAAAAATCAGAAATATAAGGCTACAAACCTTGTAAAGACCCTTGCTAGTCGCTTAAATATACCCTGTTTTTTAGTTTTTTATAGAAATCTGACCCCAACTACCCTAACCTTTAGAGTTAAGCGAATAACAAGCTCTCCGACAGAGTTTGAGCTGATGAATGAGGACCAATGGTTGTCCATCTTGCTAGACCTCCAGCGAAATCACAGAAACTATTGTAAAAACTATGCAGACTAGAGGTTTTATACACATAACGTACAAATTGTACTTCCATCTTAACAGATTGTCCGGTCAAAAGAAATCTAACTGTCTAAATGTATTCATGGCATTGATGAAACACTGTTGGAAGAAGAATAACTACTCGGCTGGTCTTAGGCATATGACTTTAGCTAAAGATACTAACTTATCTAGGTCCACGATTAAAAGATCATTAGATACATTAGAGAAGATGAATGTAGTTTATTCTATCAAAGGTCGCAGTGGTAAGACCTACTCTATCAATCAATTATTCATTAAAAATGAGGGTCTATTTCAAGGTAGCTCAAATCTACACACCTCAATGTCTAAATCTGAACTACCTAATGCGCAAATAAGAGCTACATTAGTAGATACATTAGAAGTATATACTATAGAAAATATAATTAGAGATAATAGAGGTAATCAACAAGCTATAGTAGACAATTTAGCGAAGCTCCCCCTTGCAGAGCTTAATTCAGATAATAAAAATCCATACTATATAAAACTTGCTAAAGAAAGAAAGGCTGAACTGGACCGGGAAAGTAAAGCTAATTATGTACACCCTCAAAAAGTATTAAGTGAACTCTCTAAAATAAGTAAGAATAGTAATCCAAGATACAAAGAGAAAGTTGCATATAATAAACGTAATAATTTAGATTGGAAAGGGAGACCAAAGAAATAATGCCGGGTAGACCAATGCGTAAAGTATTCTGTCAAGGCTACACTCGTGCCGGTAGACGTGAGGGTAAACTCATTCCTTGTAGAATGAAAGGTTATCAGTTGGCAAATGGTACCTTTTATTGTAAGTATCATGGGTACCAAAATGTTAAAGGGTTTAGGAAAGCAAATTATACAGATGAAACTAGAATAAAACAACTAAGTAAACTACAACAATTTAGAAAGTATACAGATGAGCAACTCAAAGAATATTACTACACCAAAGTCAAAGTCAGAATTGATAACAACGAACCAAGCAGATATAATTTGCGAAAAACTAACGAGAGGTCTAACCCTTACAGAAATTTTAGAGGAAAAACAGTACGAGTTCAGCTTGATGAAGTTCTATGCTCACTTAAAAAAAAATCCAGAATTGAATGAAAGAATAACTGAGGCAAGAAAGAATGGTGTACAAACTTTAATTGATAAACTGTTGCAAATCTTTCAATATCAAGAGGTTGAAAATCCTAACCAGATATTATGGATAAGAGAGAAAACAAAATTTATTACGTTCTTGGCTAACAAATTAACTGATCTGTATTCTGATAATAAAGTGCAGCAAGTTAAGACAGATCAATCTATTAAGATTTCATGGGAAGATAATCAATCGGATATGATTGATGTATCAGAGGATATAGTTGATATACCCTCTGATAATAAAGATTAATTATTTTTCATTTATATATTCACAATAATTAAGGCAAGTTGCAATATCTTTTGCTGATCTTTTATCAAGACAAATAGCAACAACATCATAACTTCCATCTTGACAATCTCTTTTTACTGCACTTCCATCATTAAAATATAAACCTTGTTCGTTTGCTTTTTTAATTATTTTTTTTGTTATCATTATTCCCTTTCTTATAAAATACCATTTGCTTTCATACCCATTATAATTAAGTTTCCAACAATGAGCATAAGTATAACTAATAATATTTTAATCATTTAATCGTGATCGTATTGTTTCATTACAATATTAAAAGTAATATTGTTATGTGCTTGATGGCTATCAGCTAGTTCTTCAAGTATATTTATTAATGCTTTAACATTCATACCATCATTGCTTTCATAGGTAGCTAACACTTGATCTTTCATTTGTTTATCAGTTTTCTCGTGATATTTATTACCTTTTATTTCTACTTTGTATTTGTCTATGTACATTATTTTCCCTTTCTTGTTTATTAATCATTTAACCATTCATCTATATTTTCTTTATTATCTTCATAGTAAGACAATAAAATCTTATCGTCCATACCTGCCAATAAATCATCACATTGACCCCACTCTGTTATATTACCACAAACGTAGCACCACGTTTCAGCACCCTCTACCCAATAAATAGAGCCTTTATTGGTACCAAAATAAAGATTATCTGTTTGTGAGCCATTTCTTAAATCATCCTCGCAATAATTTTTAACAGCTTGTATCTTTTGTTCCTTGTTCATAGTTTTCCCTTTCTTGTTTTGCTAGTTGTATATTTTGTTCAGTAAGTTTTATAAGCTGCATTACATAGCCACTTATAAATTCTACCTCATCAAAATTTCGTTCCTGTCTTAGTTGTTTAATTAAAAAAATATTTTCCATTTTTAGAAATACTTTTTTGTATTGTTTTATATTTATCAACTACATTTTTTGAACATATCCAACACAAAGATAATTTAATTAAATCTTTGTGGTTTAATTGTTCTTTTATGTAATTAATAAGTTTTTTTTCTGATTTAATTGCGCTTTCCCAAACACCACAAGTAAAAAATTCTTGTTCATTTGTTTTATATGTAGCAATTACTTCAAGTCTTAGATCATTTATAAACATATTATTTTTCCCTTTTGTTTTTTTCATTTACCATATCAACCAAATCATTTGGCAATGGTTCTATGTCATAGTCATAAAGTATGTTTAAACTATGTTCTTCTTCTTGCTTTAGTTTATCTAAATAGTTGTTCCAATCATCAATCATTTTACCTAGTTTATCTACTTTTTTATTTTTACTATCATCAATCATTTATTGGTCCTTTTTTATATATAAAGTTGGTATTAGTGAAAATGGATTATCATATTTACAAGTAAAAAATAAATCATCAATTTTAATTTTTGGATTATTTATTTTTTCTTTTTTAAATAATATTTTTGCTTGTCTTTTTAAATATTTATTTAATGTATTATATTTCATGGTTCCCTTTTTATTTGTTTAAATCTGTTAAGATGTACTCACCCGATTTAATTTTCTTTTTAGTTTCTGTTATTGTTTCACCTAAAAATATATTTCTATATTTGCCGGTAGTGTTTGAGTAGTTCCAATATTTTTGATCAAGATATATTTTAACTTGATCACCCTCATAGTCTTTTTTTACAATCATTGAATTGTATGATTGAAAATACTCATTTTGTTTATCATCAGTAATAACAAATTGATTTGCTATTTTGTTTCCTTTGCTGCTTTCTATGTTTTCTACTTTCATTGTGTTTTCCTTTCGTTAGTTAATTAAAGTTAATAAATAAATGTGGCTAGATTTAGGCATCAATTTCAAATTTAAAAATATGCTCTGTTTTTGCATTTTTATCACGCATTTTAAAAATAATATCTCTAACTATTTCTCTGTCTATACTATCCCCATCAAATTCAAGTTTCATATTAGATAATCTAATTTCTATTGCTCTATCTAATTCTCTAATGGTTAAGTTATTATCAAAAAAATCTTTATATATTCCAACGTCTTTCCCATAGAAAGACCAAAAATAATCTTTAAAGTTTTTTGTGTGTTCATTTATTCTAATTTTATTTTTTGTCATTGTTTCCTTTGGTTTAATTGTTTCTAGCTTTTTGTAGTTTTCTTTCAAATTGTTTCCAAACTTTAAGAATTTTTTTTGTCTCTTTAATTTGCTGATCACTTAAACAAGATAAAATATATTTCATTATTTCATATTGATTGTCATTATCTTCTAGTTCTCTATATGCTACATCTATTTTGTTAATATCAATTATTCTTTTTTGATCATTAACTGGTGTTGTGTTTGGTAGTTCATTTAATATTATTTGATCTATCTTATCCATTTTTTTTCCTTTGGTTGATTTGTTTTTTTCATAATGAAAGCATCTTAAATTAATAAGGCATAAATAAGGCATATACAAAAAAGATTTAATATTTATTTGTGTGATATATTTGCAGCAGTGTTGCATATTTACAGTTTAGAATTATTTTAATGTTTATTGGGTTTAGTTGAAGTTGTTTTGAAATGTTCCTATTTTAATTTATAGAGCGCAAACTTTTTTTATGCGATAAAACAAACGACAGTATTATTGACCTATCTATAGAAAATAAAACATTGACCGGTTTAGGTTTGATAATCTTTTATTATCACTAATCTAAAAAAGATATATATATAGAACAAGGACTTATTTTTTGGAAACCTTGACCCCCTATACCCCCAAAAACCTGTCGCATTTTTTATTATATATATAGACCGGACTTGAGGACACCCTTAGATCCAGCCACCCCTTTATACACAAACACTTTTTTAGTTTTATTTTTTTTCAAATGCACTAAATGTAGTATATGGATTACTTTAGTATGGATGATTTAGATTCAGTTGCTTACATTGAAGAAGGCACAAACAACGTAATAATTAAGTTTTATGGCTTTCCCAATAAGAAAACTGCTAATTTATTTATTACTTATGCTATGCTTAGTATGGGTTTTGACTATCAACCTATTAGTAGTATGAAGTCTGACAGAATACACTAAATATGGATATTAAAATACCCTACACACCAAGGAAGCATCAAGCCTACTTGCACAAACAAATAGACAATCACAGATGGAATGTACTGGTATGCCACAGAAGGTTTGGCAAGACAGTATGTATGATCAACCACCTAATTAGGTCAGCATTGTTGTCCCAAAATAAAAACCCTAGGTATGCCTATATTGCACCCACCTTCAAACAAGCAAAGTCTATTGCATGGGATTACATGAAACAGTTTACCGCCAAGATACCCCACACCAAGTTTAATGAAACAGAGCTGCGTGTAGATTTACCAAATGGCTCTCGTATCACCTTGCTAGGCTCCGAATCCCCAGATGGGTTAAGAGGTATATATCTTGATGGCTGCGTAATTGATGAGTACGCAAACGTAAACAGTAAGTTGTTTCCAGAAATAATTAGACCGGCACTATCTGACAGAAAGGGTTACTGCGTATTTATAGGTACACCTTCTGGTATGCAGAATAACTTTTACGAATTGTACCAACACGCACAAGGTGCGGATGATTGGTTTCACTACAAAGCTAAAGCTAGTTCTACAAAGATAGTTGATCAAGATGAATTAGATAAGGCAAAAGAAGTTATGGGAGATAAGAAGTATCAGCAAGAGTTTGAATGCGATTGGATTGCCAACATAGAAGGTGCAGTATATGGAGATGTGATTGCAAAACTAGATGATGACAGACAGCTTACCAGAGTGCCTTACGATCCTGCGCTACCAGTATCAACAGCATGGGACCTTGGAGTATCAGATCACAGTTCTATAATATTTTATCAGCAGCTTGGTAGATCCATTAATATAATTGATTACCACGAAGAAAAAGGTCAAGGTCTACCTTATTACATTAAGATGATTAATGAAAAAGAATATATCTACAAAGATCATTTTGCTCCGCATGACATTGAAGTTACCGAATTTGGAAATGGCAAAACCCGAAGAGAGGTCGCTACGCAATTAGGATTAAGGTTTAAAGTCGTACCAAAAATTCCATTAGAAGATGGCATCCATGCAACAACAATGATGTTACCTAGATGTTGGATTGATGTTGAGCATTGCAAAAGTTTGATAGATGCGTTAAGACATTACCACAGGAAGTATATTGATAAAAACAGAATGTTTAGATCAAAACCTGTCCATGATTGGAGCAGCCATGCGTGTGATGCCATGAGGTATCTCGCTGTTGGTCTCCAAGAAATTAATACTAGACAAACTGCTCCACAAGTTGTAGCAGATAATAATTATAGGATTTTATAATTATGGGTTCAATTTTTAAACCAAAAATGCCAACATTACCACCACCACCTCCGGCACCGGAGCCACCGAGTGATGAGCTTTCAGCAGAAGAAAAAGAAAGAATTAAAAAAGAACAAGATGCTATCGCTAGAAGAAGAAGAGGTAGAAAAGAAACTATCCTTACTGGACCTCTTGGAATACAAGAAACAGAAGAAGATGCGTTAGACACATTATTAGGAAAGAAGGATTAATATGGGTGCAGGATCAGCAGGAAGCAGCGGAAGCAACGATACTGAAGTATCTGCATACGAGAAGGCATTAAGTAAAGAAAAAGGTCTGACTACTTATTCAGAAAAAAAAATAAAAAAAAATAAAATTACTAATTCAGAAAAAGATGATACAGATGCTAAAATAGAAGTATTTAAAACTAAAGGTGCTACAGATATTGAAAACAAAAAATTAATAGGAGCTACAGGTCTTTTTAAAGAAGGATTTAAAAAAGGATCAGTAGCAACTAGAACAATGTTTTATGATGATGTTTTAACATCTAAAAGAGCAAAAACAAATATTGGATATACACAAGAAGAATTTAGAAATTTAAGCAGCACAAAACAAGAAGAAGTTTATAAAAGTTATTTAGATAACAGAACGTCTGGTGCAACAGATGCTTATGGAAATGTATCTGCAGGTTATAGTAGAGAGAAAATTGTTCACACAAATAAAGATGGAACAAAAGTATTTAAAAATGTTATTATGAAAAGTGGTGATGGAGGAGGAGATAACCAAGCAAGAGCTAATGTTGTAACTGAAAAAAAAGTAGGTGGTCAAACTATATTAACTACAGAAGGTAAGGTTGCTGAAGAAAAAGCTAAGTCAGATGAATATGATGTTAGAAAAGTTAAGAAAGAAGGAAGAAAAAGATATACATTAACTTCATCAAAAGGTGTAACAAAAGTTTCAGATGATTACTCTTTAGGTAAGAAAAGTTTATTAGGAAACGTATAATGGCAAAAACAGATTTAACTAAATCCTTATTATCAAGATTTGATAGATTAAAAGCGCAAAGACAAAATTGGGAAACCCATTGGCAAGAAGTTGCAGACTACATGCAACCAAGAAAAGCTGATGTTACTAAGACAAGATCAAAAGGTGATAAGAGAACAGAATTAATTTTTGATTCATCTCCAATACAAGCAGTAGAATTATTAGCAGCATCATTACATGGGATGCTAACCAATCCTTCAACACCTTGGTTCTCATTAAGATTTAAAGATTCATCTTTAGAAATGGAAGATGAAGCTAAACTTTGGTTAGAGAACGCAACTGAAGTTATGTACACAGCATTTAACAGATCAAACTTTCAACAAGAAATATTTGAACTGTACCATGATCTAATTACTTTTGGTACAGCAGCAATGTTTATACAAGAAGATAATCAAGATATTTTAAAATTTTCTACAAGACACATTAATGAAATCTTTATTGCTGAAGATGATAAAGGTGGAATAGATACAGTATACAGAAAATTTAAACTATCAGTAAGAGCCGCAATACAACAGTTTGGTGATAAAGTTTCAAGCGATATTAAAATGCAATCAGCAAAAGATCCATACAACGAAGTAGAGATGTTACATGTTGTATACCCAAGATCAGATTACAATCCTAAATTAAAAGATACAGATAACATGCCATTTGAATCTGTGTACATTGAAATGAAAAATGGTAATGAATTATCAGTATCGGGTTTCCAAGAGTTTCCTTTTGTAGTGCCTAGATACTTAAAAGCATCACACGAAATCTATGGAAGATCACCAGCTATGACAGCCTTGCCAGACGTAAAGATGCTAAACGAGATGTCAAAAACTACAATCAAAGCTGCGCAGAAACAGGTGGACCCACCACTATTAGTTCCGGATGATGGTTTCTTATTACCAGTTAGAACTGTACCGGGTGGATTAAATTTTTATAGAAGTGGTACAAGAGATAGAATTGAACCATTAAACATTGGTGCAAACAATCCATTAGGTTTAAACATGGAAGAGCAAAGAAGAACTGCTATCAGAAATGTTTTTTATGTAGATCAACTATTGATGCAACAAGGACCACAAATGACAGCAACAGAAGTTATACAAAGAAACGAAGAGAAGATGAGATTGTTAGGTCCAGTGTTAGGTAGATTACAATCAGAATTATTAAAACCATTAATTGATAGATGCTTTAATATTTTATTTAGAAGAGAACAGTTTGCTCCTGCACCAGAATTTTTATCTGGTCAAGACATAGAGATAGAATATGTTTCTCCTTTAGCTAAAGCACAAAAATCTACAGAGCTTTCATCAATCACTAGAGGTATAGAAATACTAGGATCACTTGCTAATGTAGCTCCAGTATTTGATTATATTAACTTTGATGCGTTAGTTAAACATGTTGCTGATCTTGTAGGAGTTCCACAAAAAGTTTTAAAACTACAATCACAAGTTAATGCAGAAAGAGAAGAAGCAGCACAAGCTGCACAACAACAACAACAAATGGCTCAGATGCAACAAGTTGCACAAGCCGCAGGAGATGTAGCACCACTAGCGAAAGCATTGCCGGAAGAAGCAAGAGCTTTAGCAAATACTGAAGTGGAATAGTATGGAAACAAAACAACTAGAGAAAGTAATAAAAGAACTACAAACAAATTATAAATTTATATTCAATACAGAAGAAGGCAAGAAAGTCTTAGCTGATCTTGAAAAAAGATGTCATTATCATTCTACCACTAATGTAAAAGGTGATAGCCATGAGAGTGCATACATGGAAGGACAACGCAGTGTTCTTCTATTTATTAAATCAATGCTGCAAAACAAGGAAAAATAAAAATGTCAAATGAACAGATAACACAGGAAACTGTGCCTGTAGATCAAGCGACTACAGAAGCACAACCACAAGCAACACAAACAACAGTTGCCACTGCAGACACACCTGCACCGCAACCAACTCAATCAACTTGGAAAGATTCTATTAGTGAAACATATAGAAATGATCCTAGCATAGAAAAATTTACAGAGATAGATGCGTTAGCAAAAAGCTATATCAACGCAACTAGAATGATTGGTCAAGATAAAATTGTAGTACCAAATAAAAATTCTACAGAAGAAGTTTGGGAAGAAGCCTATACAAAACTTGGCAGACCAGAAACACCAGATCAATATAATTTAAAAATTGAATCAGATGTTGTAAAGATGGATGATAGTGCAATTAAATCTTTTGCCGAACAATCTCATAAACTTGGTTTAAATAACAAACAAGCTGAAGGTATCTTAGATTTTTATAAAAATAATATGGAAGGCATTGCACAACAATCAAAGATAGATACTGAAACTGCACAAGCTCAATCTGAACAAGTGTTAAGACAAGAATGGGGTAGAGACTTTGATGCAAAAGTAAAACAAGCTGGTGCGATTGCTAAAGCAAATATTAATCCAGAAGTATTAGATATGACTTTATCAAATGGGACCAGACTTGGTGATCATCCAGAAATAATAAAAGGCTTTGCAAAGATAGCAAGTATGATGTCAGAAGATAAAATGGTTACAACTGAAAGCGAGAATGTTAATTCAAACGCAGACATTGAAACTGAAATATCAAGCATTACCAATGATATTAATGGTCCATATTGGAATAAGTCTCATCCAGATCACGACAAAGTTGTTCAACAAGTTTATACTTTAAGAGAGATGTTGAATGATGGAAAGTAATCATTTAAACAATGAAGAGATTAAACTGGAGATACTAAGGATCGTAAAAGAGAATGGAACAGAGTTCCAAAAAAATGATCCCTTGCCAATCTGCGAAAATTATTATAAATGGATTAAAAGTAAGACAATTCTTAAAAAGAACCTTACTGACAAGAAGGAATAGACTTCTAGTCTAAAAGACTTTAAATCCAAGAGATGCCTACGCAGGTGGATAACTTCTCTGTTGTTTAACATAAATCATAACAATGGGAGACTAATATGTCATCACAAATAACTACAGCATTTGTACAGCAATATTCTGCTAACATTCAAATGTTGTCTCAACAAATGGGATCGTTATTAAGAGACAAAGTACGTCTGGAATCTGTTGTCGGAAAAAATGCTTTCTTCGATCAAGTAGGAAGTGTAACTGCTGTTGAAAAAACTAGCAGACATTCTGACACTCCACAAATTGACACTCCACATGCAAGAAGAAGAGTATCTCTTGCGGATTACGAATTTGCGGATTTAATAGACCAACAGGACAAAGTACGTCTTTTAATAGACCCGACTTCATCTTATGCTCAAGCTGCAGCTATGGCTATGGGTAGAGCTATGGATGACGTAGTAATCAGTGCCGCTTTAGGAACTGCATTTACTGGTGAAACAGGATCAACATCAACTGTATTACCTTCAGCTCAGAAAATTACTGAATCTGGTACAGCTGGTTTAACTATTGCAAAGTTAAGAACTGCAAAAGAAAAGTTCGACTTAGCAAGTGTAGATCCTTCAATCGCTAGATACATTGTGGTATCACCTAGACAGATCACTGATCTATTAGGTACTACTGAAGTAACAAGTTCCGATTTTAACACTGTCAAAGCATTGGCAAATGGTGAAATCAACTCGTTCCTTGGTTTTAACTTTATTGTATCAAACAGACTATCTATTGCATCTTCTAAAAGATCATGTATCGCATTTGCACAAGATGGTATTACATTAGCAGTTGGTAAAGATGTTTCAGCTAGAATAGACGAAAGAGCTGATAAATCTTATGCTACTCAAGTGTACTACTGCATGAGCATTGGTGCTACAAGAATGGAAGAAGAAAAAGTAGTAGAGGTCCAAGCTCACGAAGCATAATAGGAGGAAAATATGGCTACAGTTTATTCGACACAAAAGACTAAATGGAATCAGAATGTTCCTTCCGAGAAAATTGATACTACTGAACTAGCAGGTAGAATAAGAGTTGCTCATGCAGAATATGAAGCATCTTCTCTAGCTTCTGGTGATGTGATCGAAATGTTCAATTTACCAAATGGTGCAAGAATTGTATCTGGTAGATTAGCACATGACGCATTAGGTAGTTCAACTACTCTATCAGTAGGTTATGCTGCGCATAATGATGCTGATGGTACTTCTGTAAGTGCTGCTGCTGCTGCTTATAAAGCGGCTGCATCATCTGCATCTGCAGGTGCGGCTAATGCTGCTAATACTATTGCATTAGGTGAAAACTCACTTGTAAATGCTGACAAGGATGGACTTCCTGTGTCAGTAACTATGGGTGGTGCTGCAGGTACTGGAACTATTCAATTAACTATGATGTACGTTGTAGATTAATAAAAAGAATTTTAGGCGGGGAAAGCGAGAGTGGAACCCGCCTAAAGTGCATGAAAAAGATAAAAGATTTAAAACCTGTATTACATTTCAAGAAAGATAACTATGTATATAGGTATGTTTTGGTAGACAGATTCAAACATGGTCCCAAGTATCATTATGGATTTGATCTAAAAGAAGAGAGAACAGAGAAAGAAATTTGGCAACTAGAAAATAATAGAGAGATCAGAAGAAAATATATATTAAAAAATGACAATAGCTAGATTTGATCCAAGACTAATTGATTTATATAAAGATCCTAGACTTTTGTTGCATTTTCAATGGGGAAGAGATAATAAAATCTATAGATATGCTTTAGTTGAAAAAATTGATATAACAGATATTAATGATGTAACTAAGCAGAAAAAAGATGAGTTGAAATTAACTCAAAAAGAAATATGGAGTAAGTATGGCATCAACAGTAGATATTTGTAATGGAGCATTAAATCAACTTGGTGCTACAACCATACTTTCATTAACAGAAGATTCAAAAAATGCTAGACTTTGTAATTCAAGATATACTCAAGTAAGAGATGCAGTATTCAGATCACATCCTTGGAACTGCTTACAAGAAAGATTAGAACTAGCACAATCAACAACAACTCCTGCATGGGGTTACAGTTTTAAATATGATCTACCCGGTGATTGTTTAAGATTACTTAGAATACTAGATTATGATTCAGATCATAAAGTAGAAGGTAGATCAATATTATCTAACAACTCTTCAATGAAAATATTATACATCTCAAGAGTTACAGATCCAAACCAATATGATGAAAATTTAAGAGAAACATTATCAGCAGCACTAGCTGCAGATATAGCTTATGCTATTACATCTAACAACACCACACAACAAAACATGATTGCTCTTTATCAAGAAAAATTAAGAGATGCTAGATTTGTTGATTCAACTGAAGGATATAATACTACACAAGAAGATGGAATGGCAGATGTTATAGATGCTGGTACATTTATTAACTCAAGGTTCTAATACATGGCTAGAGTAGCTGCACAACTTTCAAATTTTACAGCGGGTGAATTATCACCAAGATTAGATGGTAGAAATGATTTAGCAAAATATTCTGCTGGTTGCGCAACTGTAGAGAACATGGTTATCTATCCACATGGTGCTGCAGCTCGTAGACCCGGCACAACTTTTATTGCTGAAGTAAAAACAAGTAGTGCTAAAACAAGATTAATATCTTTTGAATTTTCTACAACACAAACTTATATTTTAGAATTAGGTAATCAGTATATGAGATTCTATAGAGATAATGGTCAGATATTATCTAGCGGATCTCCTTATGAAATATCTACACCTTATCTTACTGCAGAACTTTTTGATATTAAGTTCGCACAATCTGCTGACGTTATGTACATTACACATCCAAATCATGCAACGAGAAAACTATCAAGAACAGGTCATACCTCTTGGACATTAACAGAGGTAGATTTTACTAATGGTCCATACCTAGATACTAACACATCAACTACAACAATTACAGCTTCAGCACACACAGTAGGAACTGGTAGAACTTTTACTGCTAGTGCTAATACATTTGCATCAACAGATGTTGGAAGATTAATTAGATTTAGAGATGGACATGCAAAAGTAACAGGATTTACAGATGCAACAATAGTAACTGTAGAAATATTAGTAGACACAGGATCATCCAGTGCATCTACTGATTGGAACTTAGGTGCGTTTTCAGACACTACTGGTCATCCTTCTTGTGTATCATTCTTTGAACAACGATTAGTTTTTGCCGCAACTTTATCACAACCACAAACAGTATTCTTTTCTAAATCTGGTGATTACGAAAACATGGATGCAAACATTGGTGGTACTGTAGCAGATGATGATGCAATTATTTATACAATCGCATCTAACCAAGTTAATGCTATTAGATTTATGGCAGCTAGTAGAACTTTAATTATTGGTACTGCAGGTGGTGAGTTTACAGTTAGTGGTGGTGGAGATAATGATGCTGTAACACCAACAAACATTCTAATTAAAAAACAATCTAACCATGGTGCCGCAAACATAGATGCTGTTGCAGTTGCTAATGCTACTTTGTTTGTACAAAGAGCTAAAAGAAAACTAAGAGAACTTGCTTATAACTTTGATGTAGATGGTTACATAGCTCCGGATCTAACTATCCTTGCCGAACATGTTACTGATGGAGGTATTGTAGAGATGGCATACCAAGAAGAACCACTAGCAATTATTTGGTGTGTAAGAAATGATGGTGAGTTAGTTGCACTAACATATCAAAGAGAACAAGAAGTAGTTGCTTGGCATAGACATGTTTTTGGCGGAGCCTTTGGAAGTGGTAAAGCAGTTTGTGAATCTGTTGCAGTAATACCAACTGAAGATAGTGAGTATGAATTGTACATGATTATTAAAAGAACAATCAATGGCGCAACTAAAAGATATGTAGAATTTTTAAATACATTTGATTTTGATGAAAGTGATAACACATCATTTAATTTTTTAGATTCACAATTATCTTACAGTGGATCAGCAGCAACAACTATTTCTGGATTATCACATCTTGAAGGACAAACAGTTTCTATATTAGCAGATGGCGCAACGCATCCAGATAAAACTGTTAGTTCGGGTTCAATAACATTAGACCGATCTGCTACTGATGTTAAAGTAGGATTAGGATATACATCATTATTAAAAACAATGAGAATAGATGCTGGTGCGCAGAATGGTACATCACAAGCTAAAACAAAAAGAATATATGAAGTTACTGCAAGATTATATGAAAGTGTTGGTGTTGAAATAGGACCCGACCTAAGTAATATGGAGAGAGTTCCCTTTAGAACATCAAGTGATCCTATGGACCAAGGTATTCCACCATTCACAGGAGATAAAGAAGTAGAGTTTAGAGGAAATTATGATACAGATGGATTTATGATTGTTAGACAAACACAACCTTTACCTCTGACAATCTTATCATTATACCCGAGGTTAGTAACAAATGATGGATAAAGAATTACATATAGTGCCTTATACAAAAGAACATGGACAGTTTATACTATCCTGTCAAATGAACCATAAGGTTTTAGAAGCAGATAGACACTTCATTAATGTAGAAGGTGATGCTAAAAATTTAGAACAAAACAACTTAGCTTTTACAGGTATTGTTAATTATCAACCTATCTTTGCTGCCGGAATGAAAATGGTTTGGGGTCGAGTAGCCGAAGGTTGGGTAATTGCAACAAATGAGATTTGGAAAAACCCTTTAGCTGTAGCTCGTGCAATAAAAAAAGATTTTGCTAGAGTTGCAAGAGAACACAATATAGAAAGAGTACAAACTGCAATTAGAAAAGATTTTAAACAAGGTCAAAGATTTGCAGAATGGTTAGGTTTGGAGAACGAAGGCTTAATGAAAAAATTTGGTTTTGATGGTACAGATCAGTACAGATATGCGAGGATATTTTAATGTCTGGAGCTATACCTTTTATTGGACCAGTATTAAGTGTAGCAGCAGCTACCTCTGCAAATGAAATAGGAAAATTTAATCAAGAAGTTGCAAATAGAAATGCAATCATTGCAGAGCAAGAAGCAGAAGCTCAAGCTAAATTAACAGAATTTAATATTGCAAAATTCAATCAAAGTTTTGAGAAGTTTCAATCTACTACAAAAGTTGCTGTATTAAAAAGTGGTGTAGAACTATCGGGTACTGCGTTAAAGATTTTACAATCTAATGCTGAACAAGCAGAACTTCAAAGAGATATTATAGAATATAATGGTAAAGTTGCTGAAGCTAAAAAATTAGAAGAAGCTAACTTTGCTAGAATATCTGGTGCATTAGCTAGAGCGCAAGGTAGACAACAAGCAATAGGTTATTTAGCTGGAGCAGGAACAAGTTTATTAACTATGAAACAAATGGGGATGGTTTAATCAATGGCAAAGATACCTACATTTGAAGCTACTGTTTCACCTACTGCTGAAGTTGGAGCTGTAAAAAGTAATATACAGGTTTCACCTAAATCAAGTTTAGCTGGAGCTTTACTACCAGCCGCAGATGCGATTACACAATTCTATGTAAAAGAAAAAGAAATATCTAATAAGGTAGAAGGTGGACAACTAATTGCAGATGCTAATCAAGAATTATTAGAAATAAAAGAACAAGCTAAATTAAAAGCTACACCAGATGAAGGTGTTAATTTTTTTAATGCTGGTTACAAACAAGTTGTTGATAAATATAAATCAAAAGCAAGTAATAATTATATTCAAAAATATTTTGATTTAAACATTTCATCTAACAAACCTTCTTACATTAATAATATTTTAAAACAAACTAGAGCTAACATGGTTAAAGCAAGAGTTGATCAAGTAACTAATAGTGTTGAAAATAAAATATTAAATGCAGTTGAGAGTGGTAATGATTTTGATCTTGCAACTGTAGGAGAATCTATTACCGCAGAATATCAAGGCTTAGTTAATGATGGATTAATTTCTGAACAAGATTTACAAATCTACAAAGATAAAATTCCTAACTTAATTGAAGTTGCACAGGTAAGAAAAATAGCAAGAAACAATGCTTCACAAGCATTTTTAATTTTATCTGATGTAACTAATTTTACTACCATACAAGGTGATGAAAGAAGAAAACTAATAAGTGAATTTGGTACACTTGCTAAACAACAAGCAGATGTAACAAGTGCTGTTTTAAATCAAAGTATTATTGAAAAATCAAAACAGTTTATGGAAAAATATGGAGATAAACAAAAATTTGGTTTTAGCACAGAAGAATTAGAAGAATTTAAAACAGGTGATGAAGAAACTGACAATCAAATAGTAATCTTAAATGAAAAAATGGTTAATAAAGAATTTAGTTTTGATACAAACTATAACATTAACACAGATGTTATAAGTAAAATAGTATCTGGAGAAATACAAAACACTTCAACTAAATTTTTATTATCTGGAGAAACAGAGCCTAAAAGTATTTTAGAAAGAGCTGGTAATAAAACAATTAATGATAATGATTTTAAATTTTTATCAGATGTTATTACAAGAAGTAAAAATAATACTTTCAAAAAACAAGATCAACAATTTTTAAAATACTTTGAAAACCTTGTACCATTACTTCAAGGTAATACTTTTTTAAATTATTTTGATAAAGAGTATAATGCAAAAGCTAGTGAGTTAAGACAAACATTACATAAAAGATATTTAGATGGATTAGCTCAAGGTGCTAACCCAACTGATTTATTAAGTTACACATCTGAAAATTATATTGCTAAAGATATAAAAAATTTTTTACCTAAGACTTCAGATTTAAGTAGCATTGTAGTTGAAATGGCTACAGAAAATAATCAAACTGTTTATGGACCACCGAGACTTGAAGGAGAAACAGCAGAAGAATATTTAAAAAGAATACAACTAGAAGAAAAAAAAATTGATATAGGTGATGAAGATAGTTTAGATTTAAGTGCTAGTTTAAATGTAGATGAAAATATAAAACAAGTAGGATTATTTGGAAAATTACTTTTTGGTGAAAATGAAGTTTTAATTAAAAACTGGAGTAACAAATATCAAACAGAAGGTAGTATTTTTAATGCTTTAAAAGCAAAAGAACGATTAGATCGTATGAATGAACCCGGTTATAAAATTCCAAACAAAGCAATATCTGCAATAGAAAATGCAGCTACAAACTTTGATGGTGATGGTGGTTTTTCAAAAGAAACTTTAATAGATTATTTAACTAAAATTGGTCAAATAGAAAGTCAATATAAAAGTAAAGTACAAAAAACAGACAAACCTGTAAAAGAAGAAACAAAATTCTTAGCAAGATCATATTGGCAAATAGAAGTAGATACAGCCAAAGATATATTAAAAAATTCTGCTCCTATATTTGGTAATAATTTTGAATCTACTTTTTCTAAAAAATATAAAGGAGAATATGAAACAGCAAGAGAAAGTTTATTAAATTTAAGCGACAGAGATTTAGTTAATTTATTAGAAAAAGATGACACGTTAGCTGCCAATATTGCAGCAGCATTAATAGTAACTAGATTTAACACAGAAGAAGCATGAAGCTAAGTGATCAGCAAACATTATTAGAGCAAGGTGGCTTTAGTCAAAAAGAAATAGAAGATTGGAAGAAAGATAAAATATTAAAACTAAACAATGCCGGATTTTCTAATGCAGAAATATTAGAAGAGTTTAGTGTAGTTCCTGCAGACAACAAAGCTAATGTAAAGTATTTTAAAAAAATAAAAGAAGAATTAGAAAACGAATATTATACACAAGAATCAATATCACCAGATGATGAGCTTTTATATCAATCAAAAATAGATCAAGCTGATGCACCATCTTTAAAAGAATTAGTAGTAGGTAAAGAGTTTGATGGAGATGAAATATTAAAAAGAGGTTGGGGTAAAACACTATATGATATGACATATAGATTAGCTACTGATGGAGGTTTGTCAGAAGCATTTACAGAAGAAGAGCCAGAAGATTATACTTGGTTTGAAGGTTTATTAGAAAGAGGTTTAACACTTGGTGCAGAGCTACCTATATATGGTGGAGCTTTTTTAGCAGGTACAGGTGCTACAGGAAATCCTATAGCCGGTGCATTTACTGCTGGTGCTATTCCGGGTGCTGCAAGAGAAACAATCTTAAAAGGTTTAGAACAACAATCTTATGGTCAGCCAGTTGAAATATTAAAAAATTTTTTGAAAGATGGTATTATTGAAGGTGTCAAACAAGGAGCTATTTTTACAGGAGCTGCATTAGCTCCACAAGTAACATTACCTTTTGTTGGTAAACTTGGAGATAAATATTTAACAAGAGTAGCATCACAGCTTACAGCATTTGAAGGAGCCGGTGCAATACTGAATCAACAACTTCCAACACTAAGAGAATTTAGTTATTCAGCAGTTTTATTTGGTGCGTTAGGTGTAAGACTACCTAAAAAAACTATGGAAGATAGAACTAAAAAAATATTTGTAGATACTGGTAAAAAACCTAATCAAGTATTTAAAGATTCTTTAGTTGATAAAACAATATTAGAAGATGTATCATCAAGAACTTATGTCAGAGCTTATGATAAATTATTAGATAGAAAAACTGTAAAAGAAAAACCACAACCAGAAAAACCAGAACAATTATTTAAAGATGATTTAGCAAATAAAGCTGCAGAAAACATTGCTTTCAAACCTAAAGTAGAAATACCAACTACTGAGAGATTAAAGGAAATGGGATCAACAGTTAAAAAGAAAGCAATTATAGAAGCTATAGATACTAAATATCCTGTGCTAGAAGCATTGAGAGAAGCAAAGGTAAATACTAAAACTGGTATTGAAAAATTAAATCTATACGAACAAACAAGAATACTTGAAGGTATGCCAAATAGAGCTGCATACTTTATAGAATTTAATACACTAAATGGAAAAACTTTAACAGATAAAGGTTTAGGATTAAAAGATATTACAGCAGATATTGTAAAAAAAGGTAAGAATGAAATGCAGTTATTTGAAACTTATCTAACCAATAGAAGAGCAGTAGAGTTAGATGCTAGAGGTATTGAAACAGGGTTTGATATTTCTACTGCAAAAACATTTGTTAAAAAATATAAATTACAATTTGAAGAAACAGCAAAAAAAATTGATACTTATCAAAGACACCTTTTAGAGTATGCGGTTGATGGTGGTCTAATATCTCAACAAGCATTTAATGCTATGACCGAAGCAAATAAAAATTATGTTACTTTTGCAAGAGAGCTTCCTAAAGATGGTAAGAAAGGTTACACTGAAGGATCAGTAAATCCATTTAAAAGAATCAAAGGAAGTAAGGAGAGAGTATTTCCACCTTTAGATACTATTGTAAAAAATACAAATAAAATTGTAAATCTTGCTGAACGAAATAAAGTCAAAGTTAATTTTATAGATTTTATTGCAAAACAAAAAGATGCAGCAAAAGCTGTTAATGCTCCAGATCCATATCCTTATTATAATAAAGTAAAACCAATATTAAAACCTATAAAAATTCAAAGAAAAGAATTGGAAAGATTTTTTGAAAAATCAGAAATAGATAAAATGTCAGATAAAACTGTAAGTGAGTTTACAATATTTAGACAAGAATTTACAGCTACAGATAAAGGTCAAATACTTATTAAGAGAGATGGTAAAACTGAAGCATGGGATGTAGGTGTTGATTTAGCAAATGCCTTTAAGACAATGGACCAGCAAGGAGCCAATATGTTTATGCACTACCTTGGCGCACCTGCAAGAACTCTTAGAGCTGGTGCAATATTGATACCAGATTTTGCTGTTCCAAACTTTTTTAGAGATACAATTCAAGCAAGTTTTTTAAATAAAGTTGGTTTCATTCCAATACAAGATTCAATCATTGGTGCATTTAATATTATTACAAAAGGTAATAATAAAAAAGCAATGGAGATGTACAAAAAATATGTCAAGTCTGGTGGTATGCAATCTACATTATTAGCTGTTGATAAACCTAATATATTTGATGGTAAAGTTTATGATATTCTTTCTAAAGGACCAATAAGAAATTCTGACAGAGGTATATTAGCTCCATTCAAAGCATTAACAAGATTATCAGAAGAGATGACAAGGTTTAGAATTTTTGAAAAAACTTATAAAAAAGCTATTGAAAAAGGTTTGACAGAAAAACAAGCACTTGAAAGAGGTGGTTTTGAAGCTAGAAATCTTTTAGATTATGCTAAACGAGGATCATTAGGTGCAAACATAAATAGATTAGTTCCATTCTGGAACGCAAGAGTTCAAGGTTTAACAAGAATATACGAAGCATTTAGAGATCAACCCGGAAGAACATCTGCTATGATTGGTGCTTACATTGTTATACCAACTTTAGGTTTTTACATGTTAAATAAAGATGATCCAGATTATCAAGAAGAACCAGATTGGATTAAACAAAACTATTGGTATTTTAAAATAGGTGATAAACCTTACAGATTTCCAAAACCATTTGAGGTTGGTACATTAATTTCATCTGTTATTGAAAAAACTTTAGATTGGGTAAGAACAAATGAACCTCAAGAATTTGCAAAGTTTGCAAAACAATTTTTTATAAATAATGCAAAAGGATTTAATCCTATGCCTACTGTAATTAGACCTTTTGTAGAAAATTTTATGAATTATAGTTTCTTTAGAGATGCACCATTAGTTCCAAAATCATTAGATAAAAATCTACCTAATAAATTTTACTATACTGAATATACATCTGAAACATTTAAGTTAGTTTCAAAACTATTAAATGGATTAGTAGGAGATGATAGTTTTCTAGCAACCAATCCTATTCATGCAGAGAATGTATTTAGATCATGGACCGGTGGATTAGGTAGATATATTATAGATACTTTAGATTTTGCTATAATTAAAGGTAAAATAATAGATGATCCTATCAAACCTACAGATACTCTATCCAAGATACCTATTGTTAGAGCTTTTGATGTAAGAGATGTACCCGGATATTCAGCTCAATCTATAGTTAAATTTTTTGAAGAATATGCCAAAGTTGAGAAGATACTTAATGGTATGGATTTTGCTAAAAAAGCAGGAGATTTTGAAGAGTATCAAAAATTAAAAGAAACATTAAATGTAGACGAGCAAAAATTATTAGACTATAGAAAGTCTATAAAAGAGATAGATAAGCAGATAAGAAACATATATAACTTGAAAGAGTTTCCAAATGGTAAAATACCTACACCAGATGAGAAACGAGAGTTAATAGATGACTATTATAAATTGATGATAAATTTTGCTCAACAAGCATTAAGTTATCTTGAATTAGTAAGAGAAAAGTAATATAGGAAAGTAAAATGACAGTATCAACTACAATTATAAAAAACTCTCACAATGGAAATGGTAGCACAACTACCTTTGCTTACAGTTTCAAAATTTTTGCGGACAGCGACTTAGTAGTAATTATTAGATCATCTACAGGAACTGAGACAACTAAAACATTAACCACTCATTATACAGTTACAGGAGCAGGATCTGCTTCTGGAGGAACTGTTGTTTTTACTACTGGTAATATACCAGCTTCGGGTGAAACAGTTGTTATAAGAAGGAATGTCCCGCAAACTCAAGTGATAGATTATATCGCTAATGATCCATTCCCTGCGGAGACCCACGAAGAGGGTCTGGATCGTAACACTATGATTGCTCAACAGGTATCGGAAGCAACAGACAGATCCATCAAACTATCAAGAACAAATACTATGACATCTACAGAGTTTACTGTAGGTGCAACAGATAGAGCTAGTAAAGTTTTAGGATTTGATTCTAATGGTGAACTTACTGTTACGCAAGAACTTGGGACCTTTAGAGGAAATTGGTCTGCATCAACTTCTTATTCTGCAAGAGATTTAGTAAAAGACACATCTACCAATAATATTTTTTTAGCTAACACAGCTCATACTTCTTCTGGTTCACAACCACTTACAACAAATACAGATTCAGCTAAATGGGATTTAATAGTAGACGCAGCTTCTGCAACTTCATCTGCTTCTGCCGCTGCTTCAAGTGCTACAGCCGCAGCTAGTAGTGCAACTGCAGCCGCATCATCAGCAACTAACGCAGCCAACTCTGCAACTTCAGCATCTACTTCTGCAACAACCGCAACTACAAAAGCGAGTGAAGCATCAACGTCAGCATCTAATGCTTCGACTTCAGAAACAAATGCTGCATCATCTGCAACGAGTGCTGCGAGTTCAGCTACAACAGCGACCACTAAAGCAAGTGAAGCAAGTACGTCTGCAACCAATGCTGCTACTTCAGCAACATCTGCTTCTACTTCTGCAACGACAGCTACGACAAAAGCATCAGAAGCCGCTTCATCAGCTACCAGTGCTGCATCTAGCGCAACAACTGCTACAACTAAAGCATCCGAAGCAGCCACTTCAGCGACTAATGCTGCAACAAGTGCTACTTCTGCTGACACAGCTAAAACTGCTGCTCAAGCAGCTCAAGCCGCTGCCGAAGCCGCAGCTGATAATTTTGATGATACTTATTTAGGTGCGAAAGCTAGTGATCCTACAGTAGATAATGATGGGGACGCACTAACTGCCGGAGACCTCTATTTTAATACAACGAATAATGTACTTCGTGTATATAATGGATCATCTTGGCAAGATGCTGCAGTAAGTACAACAGGTTTAGCAACTAATGGATTTGCGGTTGCAATGGCAATAGCATTATAGTAAAGGAGATATATGGCACAAGATTTTGAAAGAGTATTAAAAACTAGCATAGGTACATCTGCTACAGAAATAAGAGCTGCAGCAAATAGTGATGATGCAATTATTGGTATGAGATTTGCAAACAAATCTACATCATCTGTAACTGTAGATGCTACAGTAAAAAATAGTAGTACAAGTTACTATCTAATTAAAGACGCACCAATACCTGCTGGTGGATCATTAGAATTAATTGATGGAGGATCAAAAGTAGTTTTACAATCTGGTGATTCTGTAGAGGCATTAGCTTCAACAGGTAGTGCAGTTGATGTAATACTTTCTGTTGTTGATTCCATAAGTACATAGGAGAATACATTTGGCTTATTTAGGTAACAGACCAGCAGAAGCATACAGTGCTTTTCAAAAGCAAGACTTTAGTACAAGTGCAACTACTTCGTACACTTTGGACCACCCTGTTTCTAATCAAAATGAAATCGCATTGTTTATTAATTTCGTTAGGCAAGAACCTACAACTGCATACACTGCTAGTGGTACTACATTAACATTAACAAGTGCAACATCTGGATCAGATGATATGTACTGTATTTATTTAGGTAAAGCTGTTCAAACAGTAAATCCTCCAAGTGGTTCTGTTGGAAGCTCACAAGTAGCA